CCTGCCATACGAGACCGCCCGAGGCGAGCGTGTTCGCTTCGAGGTACGGCTCGTCCGGGACGATGACGACGGCGGGCGGGATGACGGTCGCGAGGGGCTGGGCGTGCGCCTTGTAGCCGGCCGCCTGGACGGCTGTGGCGAGGCCGGCGCGGACGGTTGCGAGGGTCACGGCACTCATCCGACGAGGCTGGACGTGTCCATCCAGCGTGCGAGCAGGCCGGACACGCGGGAGATCAGGGAGCGTCCCATCCGGTACGGGCCGGGCGTGAAGTCGACGGCCTCAGTCTGTCCGCCTGGCGCGACCCTTGACTGGAACACGTCGACGGCGATCGCGAGGGCCGCTTCGCGAACCTCGGGGATGTCCTCGTAGAACGCTCGGGACGAGTCGCGGTAGACGACACCGTTGGGAAGGATGGGCTCAGGGTCGGTGACGCCGGGGTTAAACACCTGCGTCGACACGGCGATGACGACGTTGTCCTCGGGGACCTCGATGACCTCGAGCTGCCGGTTCGACCAGTTGTTCCGGGGGAACTCGCCGATGCGGATCTCGGTGCCGGCGGCGAACCCGTGTGGCTCGACGGTACGGAACCTGACGATCGTGCCGGTGCCCGGCGGCGCGACTGACTCGGAGCAGCAGGCCTGGTCGATGAAATGACGGTCGCGGACGAGCATCGCGAGGATGACGTTCGAGGCGGCGTCGATGACTTGGTCGAGGACGGCGTCGGCATACAGGTCGCCGATACCAAGCGTCAGCTTGAGCTCTGCGCGTGTGACGAGCGCCATCCATCACCCCCTAGGGGCCTCGGCCCGCGCCGCCTGGGGAGAGTAGGCGCGGGCCGAGGGAGTTAGATCACTCCGCGATGGTGATTTCGCGGGACGCGGTCGGGAACTTGAGCGCGAGGCCCGTGTACCCGTAGACGCCGACGTCGACGGTCAGGTTGTCCGCGTGGGACAGCTCGACACGGACGGGTGCGCCTGCCGACTCGTAGAACGTCGCGAACGCGGACGGGAACACGTTGGCCTCAGCGTCGGCCGGCATGTTCGGGTTCACGACGAGCTGGAGCCCGGCGACGGTGCCGTTGGTCGAGCCCTGGCTGACGAGTCCGCCCGCGTTCTGCGGCACGCCTGCGGCGAACAGGGGACGGTCGTTCCCGTCGACTGCACCGAGGACCTTCTCCCAGGTGACGTCGCCGGCGCCGTTGGGCGCGACCATGAGCGTGTTCGGGGCAAAGCGCATGACGCCGAAGGCGTCGGCCTGTCCCTTGACGATGGCTCCATAGATGCCGTCGGCGGTGGCGCCCTCGGAGCCGGCGTCTGCCGCCTTCATGGCGACGATCGCTGCGGAGTCGGTGGCGATGGCGTACTGGCGGGCGAGCTGACGAAGCAGCTCATCGAAATAACTCGGGTCGCTCCGGTCGATGAGCTGGCGCGACACCTTGTTCGCCCCGCCAAACGTCCGGACGTTGACGGTGATGTCGTCGATTTCTCCCTCGGTGCTGTCCACATCGTCACCCTGCGCGGCCTGCTCGGCGACGGACACTGTGGTGGTCACGCGGGGGATGCGGAAGGACATGCCCGACGGGGGCAGCGGCTGGCGGTCGATCGCGTCGATGAACGGCCGGTTGGCGTCGACGAGTGCGATGATCTCGCGAAGCAGCGGGACCGGGACGACGCCACCGTCGGTGGTCGTGGTCTGCGTGGCGAGTGCTGCGGTGACGACGGTCTGCGAGTCGTGGTCGCCGAACAGCTGCGCCTTGAGCTGGTGACGGAGCATCCCGCCGGCCGTCAGACCCTTGAGGTCGCGGGGCTCGGCGGTGATGTACGGGATCGAGGGCCGGGCGGCCTCGACGGTCGGTGCGGGGGACGCTGCCACCTCGGCGGCCGCGACCTCGGTGGTCTCGTTCTCCACGATGTCCTCCTCGGACTCGGTGTTGGGGGTGTCGTCGTCGTCCGGTGCGGACGCGGCGACCTGTGAGACGACCGCGTCGGAGAACGCGGGCGTGTGGACGAGGCTGACCTCGACCAGGTCTGCGGCGGTGACGATCATGGTGCCGTCATCCGCGACGTCGGACTCGAGGATGCGAGCGCCGACGCTGAGGCCGTCCCTGAGCCCGTCAGATGCCTCGACAAGGGCGTCGGACGCGGTTGAGGTGCGGGACAGCCGGAAGGTGCCGACGAGCCGCTCAGGGCCGTCTACGAAGCCTGTGGCCTTGCCGATGGGGCGGGCCATGTCGTGCTCGAGGACGAGCTTGACGGTCTCGGGAACACTGACGGACCCTGCGGCGAAGCTGACCGGGCCGAGTGACGTATTCCCGACCCCACCGTAAGGGACGACGGTTCCGACGATCGTGCGGCGGTCGGCGTCGGCGGCCGTGATGTCGGATGAGAAGCGGACCATCAACTCGGGCGCAGCTGAGTATCCGCTCGGCCTCCGACGACGGCGACGACGGTGCTCGGGGGTGTGTTCCGCTTCGGTCTCGTTCACGGCCTCATCGTACTCCTCATGCGTCGAGCAGGGCATGTACACACGCTGGCCGTTCTCGTCCATCGTGTGCGTCCCTTCGCATCCGATTTCAGCGGCACGATCGAGCGCTTCCTGCTCGGTCGTGTACTGGTCGGCACCGGGGAGCGGCGCGGCTTGCACGGTCACGACAGCGGACCTCCTGGCTCGCCGACTCGCCGGCGTGCCTCGTCGATGGTGATGACCTCACGGTCGAGGAGCACGCTGAGGAGCTGCGCTTCCTCGATCGGCGTCGCCCTCAAGAAATCGTTGGGCGTGAACATGATCGTCGTCCCGCGAGGGGTGACGTCGTCCATGGACAGGCGCTGCTCGATGGCCGTCATGTACGGCTGCATGGCGAGGTCGACGAGGGCGCGACGTTCGGCCTGGACGTTCTGATAGGTCATCGAGCCGACGTCGGCGGACAGGAGGCCGGCAGGCAGGCCGGTGGCCCGTGCGATCTCGAGGACCTGGAAGGCGCGGGCGTCGACGAGGGCGAGCTCGGCAGGTGAGAAGCCGACGGAGTCGAGCTCGAGGGCTGCGGACAGGTACGCGACGGCGCCGCCGGATGCGCGGCGGGACTCGCGCCAACGGTCGAGCAGCGACTGGACCTGGTCGGCAGGAAGGTCGACGCCGGTGTTCTTCAGCGTGATCGCGGGCGACGGCGTCCGGGCGAACTCGAGGGCTGCACGCTCTAGCTCGACGCACGTCCGGATGGTCTGACCGGCCCGTACGAGAAGGCCCTCGTCGATGCCGGTGAACACGATCAGGGAGCCGACGCCGGTCAGCGGCGTCGGGGTCAGACGGAAGTAGTAGCGGGTGACGAGGCCCGTCTCGAGGTCGACGTCGAAGGTGACGTCCTCGGGGTTTACCCAGCGGAAGCGGCGTGGCCTGCCGTCCTCCTGGTAGACCTCGGTGACCATCCAGTAGCCGCGCCCGTAGAACCACAGCGAGTCGATGGTGTACGCGAGGGTCGTCATGCGTGCGATGTCGACCTGCGGCTGCTCGACCCACGGCAGCGGCGGTACCTGCCGGCGTTCCTGAGTGGCGGCGTCGGTGACGAACATCTCGAGGGGCATCGATCCGATCGTTCCGGAGATGAGGTTCCGAGCGCGGGCGACGGCCGGGACGGACATCGCGTCCGTCCGGTTCGTCGACAGCGTCGCGAACTGTTCGAGACGGCTCGACACGCGGAAAGGCTGGAGCGCTGCGGACACGTCTGCCTTCCCCGACGGAGAGGGGTCGGGGGTGCCGAGGATGACGTCGCGAATGAGTCCCATCACAGTCCAGTCTAGGCGAACATCACCTCAGCGCGGGGAACGGGTCGCAGTGCGAAGTGCGTGGCCATCACCAGGGCGACGGCGCCGGCGATCGGGCCGGCGGACTGGCGCCGGACGATACGCCATCCGCCGTCCGCGACGGGCTTCTTGACGCACGCGAGGACGTGTTCGGTGAGGGCGTCCTGAGCGCCGTGCACCAGTCTTCCGTGCACCATGGACGACAGCAGCTCGTCGCACGCTTGAGCGAACATCGCCCCGGAGCAGTCCCCGACGGGGATGCCGGCGGACGCGAGGCGCGAGGCGATGCCGGCGGCGGTGTAGCGGTCGAACGCGACGGACCTGACGTTCATGCTTCGGGCGATGGGCGCGATGGCGCCGGCGATGGACAGCTCGTCGATCGCGCCGTCGGCTGTCCAAGTGTCGAGCAGGTGAGCGGCGACCTTGTCGTCGTCGAGTACCTGTACGGCGACGAGCGCGGCGTGACGACGGTCGATGGACACGTCGACGGCGAGGAACGTCGGGGCTCCCTTGACGAGCTCGAGGTCGGGGTCGGCACAGTCGGCCCAGGCGTTCGGAGGCCAGGGCGAGTCGAGGACGTCGACCCAGCGGCACAGCGCCTCGGTCTCGAACACGGGACGCGGGTCGGTCTTGAGTCTCGAGGCGAGACCTTCGGGGTCGATGAGGTGACCGAGCGACGGGTTGGCCTGAGCCCAAGCGACCGGGTCGTCGACGTCGAGCAGCGGGTCGGCAGACCACTCGGCGTAGTACACCGAGCCCGGTTCAGACTGTGCGAGGGCTTGGCGGCGCATGTCGTTCAGGACGACGGAGGACTGGTCGCCGGCGTTGGACGCGAACCACAGTTGCCCCTTCGGCACCGTCGTCGTGTACGAGATGGCGGCATAGGCGTCGTAGTTGTGATGCTCCCGCAGCTCATCGACGACCGCGAGATGGGCCGAGAAACCTCGAGCGCCGCCGCTGGTGGGAGCCACGAGCCGGTAGCGGCATCCGGACCGCATCGTCAGCTCCTCACGACCGTAGGACCTAGTAACGCTCTTGATTTGCGCGACGTGCTTCGCCGAGCCCTCGATCATGTCGACGACAGACCGGAACGTCTCGAGCGCGACCTCGCGGGACTGCGCCGTCGCGACGATGAGCTTCTCGTTCCACAAGAGCAGCCCGGCAGCGATGCGAAGGGCGAGCAGCGCAGACTTTCCGTTCTGCCGCGAGATCGTCAGCCCCACGACCCGGTGCGCGTGACCCCCACCGTCGTCGACCTGCATCGCGTTCCGTACGACGTGCTCCTGCCACGGCAGCAGCGGCATCCCAAGCTCGGCAGCCAACTTGACGAGCTCGTCGCCCTTCGTCGGACCGTCGAACGACGGCGTCTCGAGCCGTGGCGTCTGGATGCCCTTGGGGGGAACCCTGTTCTCAGGTTGGCCGTGAGGCTTCGTCTGCGGTCCGGTCCGCTTCGGGGTCACTCGGGTACCTGCCGGTGCGTTCGGCGCTTCACAGGGCCACTCGGCGCCCCTGAGAGAGAAA